AAAACCCAAGTGATAATGATACCAATAGACAAGATACTCCACTTCCTCGCAGGTTATGCCATAGCAGACTTAGCCTATCATCTTCATCCTGCGTTTGGAGGGATGTATAACGGTACTGTTTGGGTTGAAGTTTCAAGATCAGATAATTAATTTTAATGATCGGAATCTACATAGGAAATACAACCAGACATAAAAACATTAAATAGGTTTTAATGAAAGTCATTCTAAAGTATATTGGTTATTTCATGGCAGTAGTAGGCTTTGCAGGGGTGATCTGGAAAGTGGCTGTTACTGTCAATGGTAACGATAACAACATAACTTCTTTAAAGTCTGATGTGAAGGATATAAAAGAGATTGTGATGCCACTAAAAGAACAGAATGATTCAATAATATTCAAGGTGGAGATACTTGACAGGAAAGTGGAGAGGGTGAACAGGTCGCAGGATGCCTTGAAAGGGAAGTTTATTCAGCACATGGGTCAGGACTCATCGGTAACAAAACAGGATATTATTGATCTAATGAATGATTTGGAAGTAAAAAAAAACCACAAATAAAGGATAGTTTAAAAATACAAATTGAAAAGATAAAATAATGGAAGGGGAATTAGGATTCGGGGCAATAGCAGGCATGGCGATTGTTGTCTGTTGTGTAGTTGCCTTCTTCTATGTTCTTTGGGAAAGTTTCTTTAAAAATAAAAAAGATGGCAAAACAAAGTAAAGAGATTACTTTTATCGACCAGGCGTTTGCTATTGTAGAAGAGCAGTTTGCCAATGATGGTGCAGATAAGCACGGTATGAAGATTGCCGACCATAAACTCCTGTGCCGAGTACTTGACCAGCATGAGAAATATATTGATGATAAGATAATCAAGGTATTTATTGCAGGTGTGGCAGAGCATTACAAACCGATAATGGCATCACTATCAAAGTTGGAAGAAGGGCAGGCGCAGATCACCAATGACATGAAGCATATAAAGAGTGATATTGCTGATATACGCATCAGGTTGTTTAAACATGAGGAACGTATAAGCAATCTTGAGTCGGTTGCTGAACTACCAAAAGGTTTTGATAACCGAATAAAAAAGTTGGAGACTTATGCGAGCATTAAATGGACAGTTATACGATGGATTGTTGCGGTTATTGTTGCGGTGCTTATAGGTATTTCATTATTCCTATGGTATGAGAACAATAAACTGGTTACACAAAATAAAGTCGATGAAGAACAGTTGGATAACTATTCTAGTACGGTAAGAGGGGTAACTAATACAGATACTATCAATGGAAAGAAATAACGGGGAGGACATACAGACGCTGGCGAGCATGATAGTTGCCCGTGCAGGACTTGCTGCAAGGCTTGGTAATCAGTACGGGGGTGACAGGGATCTATATCAGGCACTGGGGTATAAACTGATTCTTTACTATCCGGATTTCCTTGCTCAATATATTCGGCAGGATATGGCAAAGGCTATTATTGACCGTCCTGTAAAGGCAACATGGCAGGGGCAGTTGGAACTTGTAGAGTCACAGGAAGCCGAGAAGACACCGTTTGAACAGGCATGGTATGATCTTAACCAGCGTCTTAAACTTCGTTCAATGCTCTCAAGAGTTGACAGGCTGACAGGGATAGGCAGGTATGGTGTCTTATTACTCGGATTGGATGATGTTAGCAGTCAGGAAGGTTTTCTGAAACAGGTAAATGGTGGTAAAAGGGATTTGTTATACATAAAACCGTTTGGAGAGGATAGTGCGAAGATTGATACTTTTGAGAATAATCCTAATAACGAGAGATATGGTATGCCTCTTATCTATACCGTACAGGTAGCAGATATAGCGAGTGGCAGTTCTTCAACGGTAAGGGTTCATCATTCAAGGGTTATTCATATTACAGATGATAACCTTGAGTCGGAGGTGTATGGTACACCAAGACTTGAATCTGTTTTTAACAGGTTGATGGATATTGAGAAGTTAGTTGGTGGTGATGCAGAGATGTTCTGGAGAGGGGCGAGACCTGGATTTCAGGGACAGGTCAATCCTGACTATACGATGACAGAAGAGACTAAGAATGACCTGAAAGATCAGATTGATGAATATGAACATAATCTCAGGAGGATACTCGTTAATGAAGGCGTTGACCTGAAGGCACTGGCACAACAGATTGCCGATCCTGCCAATCACCTTGACGTACAACTGACCTGTATAAGTGCAGTAACGGGTATTCCTAAGAGGATATTAAGTGGCAGTGAACGTGGGGAACTGGCAAGTACACAGGATACAGGTGAATGGAAGACTTATGTTCAGAGTCGCAGGGAAGACCATGCAGAACCACATATTGTCCGTCCATTTGTTGACAGGCTCATTGAACTGAAGATATTACCTGAACCTTTACAGGATTATATGATAGACTGGTTAGACTTATTCTCAATAAGTGAGAAGGAAAGGGTGGAGATAGGTAAGGCACGTGCTAACGCAATACGGGAGTATACTACTAATCCGTCTGCAGAATCACTCATGTCACCGGAGGCATTTTTTGAGATTGGTCTTGGATTATCTCAGGAGCAGATTGATCTTGTTCATGCTAAGAATGCAGAAGGGATAAGTGAGGAACAAAAGAGTCTTGTTAAGGAACTTGATGAGATGATGCCTGAACCTCCCGCACCTGCACCGTTTACCAAGGGACAACAGCCACCGACAACTAAGATCACAAGAGAATCTAAATGACAGAAGTAATTACATATCAGCAAGTTAGAAAATATGATCCAACGCACACAACGCAACTTAGAAATTCGTTTTCAAGAGATATGCGTAAACGGTTTACGGAACTTGCTATTGTAGTTAAGAAGAGTATAGTTGATAATGATTGCTTCGGGTTAAAGCCTAAGATTAACATATTTCAGATGTTGCCTGCACCAAATAGGGCATTTGTTTATCCAAGTAGTTCAGAGAAGATAGAGGCATTTATGGTATGGTTAAAGAAACAGGTGGAGGCAGGTATTGTACAGGTAGGTGAGGCAAAACAGTTTGGTACTGCGATTAACAGTGCATGGATGAACCTTTATATCCTTGATTCCTATAAACGTGGTGTCCAGAGGGCAAGGGATGAGATGCGTAAGGCAGGGATGAATGTGCCGACAATAGAGGCATCAGGAGGGATAAATGCAGTTATGAATGCAAGTATCTTTCATATGGACAGGGTTGGAGTTTTATTTACAAGAACTTACACTGATCTGAAAGGTATCACTGATGCTATGGATATGCAGATAAGCAGGGTACTTGCACAGGGAATGATAGATGGTGATGGTCCTGCACTTCTTGCACGTAAACTTGTTGCCACTATAAATGGCACAGGTATGGGTGATTTAGGAATGACAGATAAGTTAGGTAGGTATATTCCTGCTATGCGTAGGGCGATGATGTTGGCAAGAACGGAAATAATAAGGGCACATCATATAGCAACTATTCAGGAATATCGTAATTGGGGAGTATTGGGAATTAAAGTTTTAGGCGAGTGGAAGACGGCAGGTGATTCCAGAGTTTGTGAAAAATGCTTTGAACTCGAAGGAAAGGTATTTGAGCTATCTGATATAGAGGCACTTATACCTTTTCATCCGCAATGTCGTTGCATTGCCTTGCCCTATATAGAAGAATTACATAATTAAATTATAGGAGGAAATTAAAATGCCGTGGAATCCGGAAGATGCAAAAAAACATAAAGGTGGACTTGACGAAAAATCTTCTCGTCAATGGGCGCATGTTGCCAATTCTGTATATGAAAAATGTTTGGCTGATGGAGGTGATGATAAGTCATGTGCTCCTAAAGCGATACGTCAGGCTAATGGAGTGACAGGTAATATAATGGGTGTTTATTATCTAAAGAGCAAAGATTATCAGGCTAAAGAAAGACAACATCTTGGCAAGAAACATCTTATAGTTCCTGTTACAATGATGGTGGAGGGAGTGCATAATGGTAGTCATGGACCACTTCTTCATAAGATAGATGAGTTAGGTAAGTTTCCTGAGTCATGGAATGGGATACCTGTTGTTATTGATCATCCTGAAGTGGATGGGCAGAATGTATCAGCTAATGATCCTGATATTATTGATGCTCGTACAATAGGAAGAGTTTACAGAACTCGTGTAAACGGAAAAAGTCTTAAAGCAGAGGTTTGGTTGGATGAGGAAAAACTTGGAAATTTATGTCCTACTACTCTTGCAAAGGTACAGGCAGGGGAACTTCTTGAGGTTAGTGTAGGGGTATTTAGTGATGATGAACCGACAAAAGGTGATTGGAATGGAGAATCTTATGAATCTGTTGCTACTAATCATCGTCCTGATCATCTTGCAATACTACCTACAGGTACGGGTGCATGTTCTCTTGCAGATGGTTGTGGCATAAGGGCAAATAAAGTAAAGGTTGTAC